TTAGTCAATCTTAATGTTAGTAAATTCTTCAAGGATTTTTTTATCTAATTTCTCTAGAGTGCTATTATCAACCTTCATTTTTCCAGAAGGATCATATTTATTTATTCTGCGAACCTTAAGTTTACTTATAGAATGAAGTGATTTATAGCATGCAAAAGTTTGTTTGTCGTATTTTGAATATTTGAGGTAAACTTTTTCAATCATATTCTTATTATTTTCAATTTCTTTTGATAATTTTTCTTCGGATTTTATATTTACTTTTAATTCTTCTATATTTTTCTCTAAATCACTTATGGTAATCTCTGTATCACTATTTTTATCTCTTATTGCGTTTATACCTTCTTTAGTACTTTTGTACAGTTCTTTGTATTCGGATTGCAATTTTTCTATTTTTGAGGTGATTTTGCTAATGTTTTTTTGGCAATCGTCTAATGATTGTTTAAGTCTATTACTAGCATTTTCAAATACAGTTTTATCTATTGAGAGATAATATTTTTTATCCTTAGAAGATAAAGGGATAACGTTAAGCATACTACTCTTTTTGTTATCGTTTTTATTTAAAACAATAGCAAAATGTCCACCAGAAATTTCACTTCCCACATTAATTCCAAAATCGACATAAATTATTGTTCCCCGTTTGTAGCTATTATATGTATTGCTAATTTTTCCGTTATATTCTTTGAATAACCAATTAGACTTTGATCGATGCCAATATGGTAATCCTTTAAAACGGTCTTTACCAGAATCGAATAAAGTTTTGTATATATCATTCGCTTCATCAAACATTTCATATGACATTTATTTAACCCCATTCTTTTTATTTAACTGCTTATATTTTCTAGTTTATTCATCATATCTTTAGCCATCTGATCAGTAACATGGGTGTATATCTCTAAAGTTGTTTTATAATCACTGTGACCAACTCTATCTTGTATCGCTTTTAGATTTATTCCTAACTGAGCAAGTGTAGATATATGTGTATGACGTAATGTGTGCGTTGTCACACGTTTGTTAATTGAACTTATATCTGTTGCTTCTTTAATAATATTATTCACCTTATTTAAGTCAATAGGGCTACCAGCAGTGTTAGTAAATATATAACCCCTATCTGTAAATTTATCATTCCACTGATTCTCTTTTTTATTTTCTAGCATAAGTTTTTTGAGTAAATTAATACTTTGAGTTGTGAGGCCTATTGTTCGATAACTCTTACTCGTCTTAGTCGTTTCTTTCACTCCAAATGCTCCAGTTTCTACATCGGTAACCCAGTTAATTGTGCCATCAATCTCTAGTGTTTTATTCTCCACGTCTACATTGTCTGTCTTGATTGCTAGGAGTTCGCCAATGCGCATTCCATTGTTAATTTGGAACTCTACTAATGCTTTAACCATTTCATAGTTTCGTTTACGCGTAGCATGACGCTTATGTTTAATTAGATAGTCGAAGCACTCTAGTAACTCCTTTACTTCGCTATCTTCTAAATAGTTATTACGTTTAGCTTGAAGTTCGTTTCTGGTTTGGGCTTTCTTGGGTATATCTATTTTATCTAACACACTAATATCGTGTAGATCATAATATTTAAATGCATATTTGAAAACGGAACGAACAACAATAACAAGAGATTGAACATGGCCAATACTATGTGATTTAGCCCATTCATTAATAATGTCTTGTAAGTAGGTGTGCGTAATCTTGCTGATGAGTACTTTGCTATCAATAGCATTTTTAACTGTATTAGTATTACTTTTCTTTTCTTTAATAGTGGTTGGTTTTGAGCCTGAATGTGTCTTGTAATGTTCTAACCATTCATCGCACGCATCATGGAACGTTAAGTTTTCAAGTTGTTTCGTGCTATTATGTTTCAAACGTTGCTCAATGATTCTGTTTAGTTCTAATTGAGCATCTTTTTGGCTACGTACATTATTCTTGTTACGTGTAACTGATACTGTTTTATACTTGCCAGTTAAAGGGTCTGTATAGCGCTCTAAATAGCGATAGGCCGTACTTTTGTTTTTAGTGATTTCACGAACCCACATTTGTCATCCCTCCTTGTCATCTTCATCATTTTTTTCTTTATAGTGCTTTAAATGATCATAGTTATACATGTTATCAATCAGTTTGAACATTGATATGCACTGAGTGATAAAAATAGTTATAACTAACGCATATATAGTAAAAAGTAAATATTCAATTAATACATTCAATTAATCACTCCTTGAGTATATTGGTTGAATCATTTTTACTATGTATCTCACAACCTTAAAATAAGACGTAGGTGTGCTAGGACACGTAGGAATTTGACTGTTTTATATAATTTATTTGAAAATTATGACATTAATCTGTTTCATATAAAATTTTATATAAGGCGTCTCTTTTAGTTTTATCATCTTCCGAGTTTGTAAAGATATTAAAAAAATCATCCTTGTTTTTAATGTAATTGTATTTATTAAGTAAAAATACAACGATTAAATCTTTAATTGTCTTTAAATCGTTATCATTTAAAACGTTGTAATAATACATATCTTTTTCTGTGAAATGCTTCTTATTTAAAAAATTATTATCTAAGAGAAAGCTTCTGTCAAAAAACACTTCATATTCATTTTGAGTAAGTAGCCAATTTAAGTCAAAATAAGGCTTTTCTATAACTTCTTTTTTTGTAGTCCCTTTAACCAATTTGATTTTATTACTAAATATATCACTTTCAATTTTTGAGTTTTCGTTCTGTTTTTTTTTAATTGTAACATCATAATATTCATTGAATTGTGTAATAAGTTCATTGGGGTCTCTATCGCTAATAGTACTATTAGATGAGTTTATAAACATTATGAGAATTTCATCTAAGTAACTATTATTGATTTCATAAAACGGGCTTTCACTGCCCATTTTATATTCGATATGTGTTTTAAAGCCTATTAGTAAATTGAAAATTGTTTCTAAAGAAGGGAAATTTCTTTTTCCGTTTTCTAATTTACTTATATATGTTTGCGAAACGCCTGATAAAGTAGAGAGTTCTTTAACCGAAAGCTTCCAACTCACTCTTTCTTTTTTTAATATTTCACCAAAAGTCATATAAATCACCTCTAATTATAATTATAAATAAGTTGTACTTTGAGTACAATATTTTTTGTGTTGACAATACAAAAAGAAGTGTGTAATATTTGTTTTGTACTCAATGTACAAAAAAGTACTTGTAGTACTAAAAGAAAGGAGTGCTTATCTTGAATAATAATTTAAGTTTGTTGATGGGGAAACATAGAGTTACGGCGTCAAAACTTAGCACGGTAACTGGTATTTCCAGAACATCAATACATGGCTTGTATCACGAACGTACTGAAAATCCAGATACAAAAACAGTTATGAAGTTATGTGAATATTTCAACATAACACCAAATGAATTTTTTGGAATTATTGAAAAAGAGGGGATTAAATAAATGCCTAGAACAAAGTTACAAGATTTTCCATTAAAAGAAAATACAGTTACAGAACCAAAGCAAGTTGTAGTAAATCCGTTGTTTGCGAAACCTAATGCACTAGCTGGTATTTTTGGAATTTCATACAGTTCGGTGAATCGCATTTTAAAAGAATGGGAAAAAGATTCTAAAGGTGTTGATGATTTATATTATTCACTATCATCAACAATGATTGTTATCAGTATTCCGCGATTCGAGGAGTACATGAAGGCGCGTCATAAAAAATGGATGTAGGAGGCAAGGTAATGAAAATGTACTTAACTTATATCTGCTTAGTTTCATTGTTAACAATTTTATTACTAGCAATATCTAACATGTATGTTGCTTTTAGCGTTTATGCTTGGCTAATAACTTTAGGATGTAATTTAACAGGAGGATTAGAAAATGAATAATGAACAAAAAGAAGTAATAGAACACGTAGTTTATCAACTTGAGTTAAGTGTCATGAATAACTTGGAAAGTTATGAACACACAGAATATGTTAATGGTATTGAAGTGGTTTCAGAGATCAGTCGTGAAAAGCACTTAGAATTGATAATGAAATGGTGCGCACAAGAATTAAAGAATAATTTTCAATTAGAGAAAGGAGAATAAAAATGAATTTGGAAATTAAAGATTTGTTTAGCGATTTGAAATTGTTGAAAGATAGATTCGAAGATTTAAAGGATAATCATGGTTGGCATTTTGAGGAGTTATATCCACATGAACCAAATCATAACTTAAATAAAGATGAATTAATTAGAGAGGGTGCTTCTTATCATGAGAGACGTATTCACAATAATCAAATGTTTGATTTATTCCATCTCTATATAGAGCAGTTCGATAATATTATCGAAAAGTTTTATGAAATAGAAAAAGCATCATCTGAGAACTTTGGCGAGGAATCAGATGACGCAAAGAATTCAATAAAAGTAGCAGAGTAATATAGAAATTACACATTCTTATTATAACATCTTTGCTCTGTTGTTTCATTAAGAGGTGCAAAAAATGAATGAAATTAAATTGAAATATGATACGCAAGTTTCGGTGGTACATTATGAAAGTTTAGACTCACGTTCATTTAAGAGCTTTTCAATGCCTAAATGGAGTAAGTTGGTTAATAAACTGTCTGTGCCTATAGAAGCAAATTATAAGTATGCACGTGGTGTTGCTGTATATGGTGATATTAAAGACAATACAAATGATCATGGTGAAATTATCAAAAAGCATCGAAACGATAAAAATGTCATATATAGAAATGTGATTGTACTTGATTACGATGAAATAAATGATTTAAAACAACTACATGACGCAATCAGCTCAGTTTTAAGCAGTGTTGCATGGTATTGGCACACATCGTTTAGCCATACAACTGAACAAGCTAGAATACGCTTGTATATCCCTCTAAATGAGCGAATAAGTGCAGATGATTATCGTAAATATACAAAAGTATTAGCAAATAAAATTGGCCATAAAGTGGATGAAGGTTCGTATCAGCCAAGTAGATGTTTTGCGTTACCAGTTATTCAAAAAGGACACATATTTATTAAGCGAGTGAATGACTGTCCAATTATGGATGTTGATATGCTCGAACAGTGGTCAAAGGAGTATAAACAATCAAATGGTAGTCCTAATATCAAAGGGTACACACGACGTGATAGTGCGTATTGGCGAGATATAGCTTTTGGTGTAAGTGAGGGAGAGCGCAATTCAACATTGGCTTCAATTACAGGTTATCTTTTGCGTAGGTATGTAGATCCAAACTTAGTTTATGGGTTAGTGAGTGCGTGGGCGAGTGTATGCAAACCACCTATTAATCAAAGTGAAGTAAACAATACTTTTAAAAGTATTTTGAAAAAAGATAGTAAAAGCAGTTAGAAATGGAGGTTTTTGTTTGGAAAATGTAACAAATGATGAAGTGTTTGAAATGATTGATAGTAGAACCGGTGTTTTAAATGCTAATGATTGGAAAAGTCAATTAAGGCGTTCTGCTACTACACAAGCATTGAAAAAAACGACTACAAATGCTGAAATCATATTGTGTAATGATGAGAGTTTAAAAGGGCTAGTACAATATGACGCTTTTGAAAAAGTAACCAAGCTGAAACGTCTACCGTATTGGAGGTCAAAAGGGGATGCGAATTATTATTGGGCTGATATAGATACCACACATGTGATTTCACATATTGATAAATTGTATAATGTGCAGTTTAGCCGCGATCTTATTGATACTGTAATTGAAAAGGAAGCATATCAAAATAGATTCCACCCTATTAAATCGATGATTGAATCTAAATCATGGGATGGAATCAAAAGAATTGAAACGCTCTTCATTGATTATTTAGGTGCTGAAGATAATCACTACAATCGAGAAGTTACAAAAAAATGGATGATGGGTGCAGTTGCTAGAATCTATCAGCCAGGTATTAAATATGATTCCATGATTATTTTATATGGTGGTCAAGGTGTTGGGAAATCTACGGCAGTGAGTAAATTGGGAGGTCATTGGTATAACCAAAGTATTAAAACGTTTAAAGGTGATGAGGTCTATAAGAAATTGCAGGGTTCTTGGATATGTGAAATTGAAGAACTGTCGGCATTTCAAAAGTCTACTATTGAAGATATTAAGGGGTTTATAAGTGCCATTGTAGATATTTATAGAGCTTCGTATGGTAAACGTACAGAACGTCATCCTAGACAGTGTGTGTTTGTAGGTACAACCAATAACTATGAGTTTTTAAAAGACCAAACAGGCAATCGTCGTTTTTTCCCTATTACGACAGATAAAAATAAAGCAACTAAAAGCCCGTTTGACGATCTAACACCAGATGTTGTGCAACAAATGTTTGCTGAAGCTAAAGTATATTTTGATGAGGATCCGACGGATAAAGCATTGTTATTAGATAAAGAAGCGAGTGAGATGGCTTTAAAAGTCCAAGAAGCTCATTCTGAAAAAGATGCTTTAGTTGGAGAAATAGAAGAATTCCTTGAACGTCCTATTCCGTCAGACTACTGGTATAGAACGTTAGAAGAAAAAAGAGTGTCTGCGCATGATGTTATAGACCAAGACTATATTAAATTATATGGTGATGGTAAATTGATTGAATTACCGAATACAAAACCAGGTGCTTATGTATGGCGTGACAAGGTATGTAGTATGGAAATTTGGAAAGTGATGATGAAACGAGATGACCAACCACAACAACACCATTTAAGAAAAATTGATAAAGCATTAAGAAATACACGATATTGTGGAACAACCAAAAGACGATTTAGATTCGGTAAAAGTATCGGTCGACAATATGGTTTTCAAATAGATTTGTCTTCTTATTATCAAGACTTAAAGAATGAAACACAACAATAATAGGACGATAGGACAGAAATGGGACAATGTTGGGACATGCTCGAATTATTACAGTAGTAAGTGTTGTGCTCTAGGTGTCCTTTTGTCCTAATAGTTTTAATCTAAAAAATTATATATAGAGAATAAAATTGTATAAGTGTAAGACAATGACAGTGGGACATCAGGACAAATAGTCTTAGTGTATCGTAAGAGTAGGTTTGAGTATATGTGGTAATAATGTCCTACAAAATTTTGAGAATAGGACTTTAGGACACCTATCAAAAATTAGGAGGAAGAAAATGAATAAAAATCAATTAAAGTCAGAAATTTTAGAATATATAAAAGCGCATGCTGGTACATCATTTGTAGAAATAGAACATGTATTTGAAGAAAATAACTTTGATTATAAAGGTGACGGCGCATATACAAGTGGTCAACATCCCAATGTTGTGTTTTGGATTGGGTGGAATCAAGAAGCGTTTGATGTTATCGCTGAACTTAAAAAAGACGGACGTATTGAGATGGATATTTGTGAGCCAATTGTTTATATGGTTGATGGTAAAGGTTTGGATTTGCCTATTGTAAGGTCGAAAAATATTAAAACAGATCATTGGTTGCCTGTCACGTTTACTATTAGTAAGAAAGAAAAGGAGCATGTTTAAAGTGAATGAAAAACATAATATTTTCAATAGATTTGGTAGAAACACTTCTATTCAAACTGTAGCAGTTAAAGATACTTACTTTATTGAATATCGAAAGGGAGACGAAATAAAGTATTTCCCAATAGAACTTGCTACGGTAGTAAAAGCATTAAACATTGATTTACATGACAGTGATACTGTTTCAAATTATGAGGATGGGCCAAAATTTGATATTAAAAAATTGAACCTCTATACAGGTGACATGGACCAAATAGGAGATGAATAAAATGAATATAGAAATTATCGCAAATCAATTTGTAACAAGAGCAGGCACGTTACTAAGGTACTACACTGGATTATTAGAACATAGTAAAGTACAACCGTATTGCTTTAAGTTATACAATGATCCGTTTGATATGGTTTATGTGATGATGAACAGCAAGTTATTCGGTCATGTATATATTAAAGATTGTAAAGTAAGGCAATCGTTTGAATTAGCGTCACCTAAGCACACTGAGGGGCTTATAAGAAGCATAGAGGGTCATTATGTAGGTTATGAATTACATGACGGTAAACAGCTTTCTATTAGTGATATGATGGCCAGTCAATTATTTGAAGATGAGTATTTTATGTATGGATTACAAACATATGCAGAATCAAATAATAGTGATGTGTTTGAGTGCCTAGAAAATGGATTTGATACAGATACACTTGAGGGCATTCAATCGAGTAATACTGATGTGATAGCGAATATTGAAATGTTGTATCAGTTAGCTACAGGAATCAATGAACCAGCACTAGAGTTAGTTGAGGGATTAAAATTAGTAACTGAGTTTATACAAGATGAGAAGGCTACACAAGAGGATTACAAGGCTTTAGAACGTAAGTTAACTGAGTTGAAGTCATCTTATTACAGTTTGAATAAGTAATTAAATATGGAGTCACACGTGGTGTGTGGCTCCTAATGTAAAAGTATAAGGTATAGAAGTTTTAAAATGTAAAGGTTGCAACAATAGTGAGTTAATAGATAGGTGTGCGAAATTAAAAAAAGTGTGAAATGTTGATATTGAGCTGTTTTATGGCTTTGAAAATAATAAGGTTATATAAAGGTGTTAGCTTTTAAAATCGGAAGGTATACAGTCTTTGAGAATTGAAAAAATGGCAAGATTTGTGCAAGGTGTGCGAACTTTGTTAACGCTAATACAAGCTAAAGTTTGTGTTTTTGGCATAGGCCTAAAAGTTAAGTTTGTTCGCTGTTTGTTCTTATAATTTTGACGAACTTAAGTTCTATATTAGGTTAATGTGAAAAGCCTAACGTTAAGTTTAAAACATGATTTTATAAGTGTTATATGAGATAGGCTAAACAACTGATGAAACGCGCTATAAAGCGAACATAAGTTTGTTTTAGGTCAGTGAAAATGGTATAATTTAGGTATGAAATAATTAAAAGAAAGAGGTGTAGAAATGCAAAGTATCGCAGAAAAAGAGACGTATCATTTACCCACCGAACACCTGCAAGTTTTCAATGTGATAAAAAATACGTCCAATAAGTATATTACTAAAACTAAAATCTTAAATCAATTGGGATATGAATATAATTCAAGCAATGAACGATGGTTACGAAGAGTAATCAATTCATTAGTATATGATTATGGCTATCCTATCGGATGCAGTTATAAACCTAGTGAACGTGGTTATTACATCATTACGACAGAACAAGAAAAGCAACAAGCGATGAGAAGTATTAAGAAATTAGCTGATGGCAGTATGAAACGCTATGAAGCTTTGAAACGAATCGAAGTGTAAAACAAAAACTAAAGAAAGAGGTACTTATAAATGACAACTACAACAATCACGGGTGATACGTGGGATGTATATTTTAATGATAGACGTTATAGAAATTTGTTAGGAGATTTTGAAGATCTAATAACAGAAACGAAATCATTAATTAGACAAGGCTATAAAACGGATGTTATTAAAAATAAAATGGATAATAAGGCTTTGAGCCTACAATCTAAATTCAAAGAATTAGGACAAATATTATTAGATGAACATGAAGAAAAAATAGTAGAAATCCAACAAAAAGAGAAAGAATCTTCATATGAGAATCCACAAGTTGAAATGTTGAAACGTCAAGACATAGAGGCGAAAGTAAATTTAATTGATGCAGAAGAACTATTTAATCTTGTTTATAATGCCAATCCTAAAACCACTAATGTATATGAACTTAATATCTATAAAAAAGCGATAGAAAGTCGTCTTACTGAAGATGAAAATGTAAGGTTAAAACCTTACTTTGATGTATTGGTAGAAAAGGTAATTTATCCATATCGAAATAATGAAGAATATCAAAAATTAGAGTATAACTATAATGTTTTAAGACAGTTTGGGTTACAAAATAACGGGCAACCAGTCATCAAAGATAGTGATGGCGATATAGAAATTATTAACATTCAAAGTAAGTATAACGAAGTGTTCCGTAACGCTTAAATCAAAAATAGCCTATCCAATTTGGGTAGGCTCTCTTTATAGGAGTGAACGTATGAAACTGCTTAAAACGAAGAATTGTTTATATTATCGTAATGGCGACAATAAATTATCTGAGTATCAACTATTAACGCAATTTAACCCAGCATTTATTAATAAAAAAATTAAGATGTGTGAATTCCAAATTGAAAGTATGTACCATCTGAGTGCGTCGACCACAACATGTGATGAAATAATGGGGATCGTGTCTGTCTCATATCCAATTGAAAAACTAGTTATCAAAATTATTGAAACAAAGGCAAGATTACAAAACTATAAAAATCGATCTATAAGTAATATGGTGTTGTTGAAAACAGTACTAAATCATTATACAGAAAAAGAGCAGAAGCAAGTTGTAAAATATATGCGTTCAAATGGACGATATAAGCCCTACAATGTCATTGAACGCTTACAGGTTGATTTGTATCAAGCAAGTATTAAACAACGTTCAGAACGTCAAAAACAAAGAAATACAGCAATTGAAAACAGTAAGATTGCACGAGTAAATGCTTATCACCAATCTTCACATGTAAAAGTGGTGTAACAATGGATAAACAGCAAATAAAAGACTTCGTTTGTGATTATCATAAGCGAACTAGAAGTGATGTATTAATAGATGATGATATAAATACTGATGAATTCTTTTCAATAGGTGATGAAAATTCTAATGAATGGATGGCAGACGATAACATTGATGATCATATTGTAAAGAATCACTTAGAAATGATTGTTGACCAAGTAGCTAATGATAAAGAGTTTTATATTTTCGATTCTTTAATACAAGGACGTAGTTTTAAAGATATTAGCAATGTCTTAGAGTGTTCAGAACAATCTGTAAGATTATGGTATGAAACCTTATTAGATAAAATTGTGGAGGTTATAGAATGAGTGAGTTAACGGCAAAACAAGCGCGTTTTGTGAATGAGTATATAAGAACACTTAATGTAACACAAAGTGCCATAAAAGCAGGTTATAGCGCAAATAGTGCACATGTGACAGGGTGTAGGTTATTGAAGAAGCCACACATCAAGCAATATATACAAGAACAAAAAGATAAGATTATAGATGAGAATGTATTAACCGCAAAAGAGTTA